CCGTATCTGCGTCAACAACGTCGTAAGAAACAGAGAAAGACAGCTGAAGCGCCAGCCGGGCCCGATTAAGATCCGGATCTGAATAGCCTTCATAGACAATCTCATCCGTCTCGGCGGTTGAGGTTCCTAGAATCGCTTTGAAAATCTCAGCCTTCAGATCTTCAATCGCGTCAAAAGCATCCTGCCCTCGTTCCTGATCAGTCGTAGATACCAAAATAACAACACAAAAGACCTGTTTGACACGCTGTCGGTAATCGGTCCCCATGCTGTCCATGTCTTCCCCGATCTCAGATACCGGCAAAACAAAGGCGCAAGGCATCGGCAGATTGGTAATATCAATGGCCGCGTATTCCGCCGCTCCCCCAACCCGCCTTTCAAAACTCGGGCAGTAGGCTCTAAGAGCTGAAATGATCGTCGCAAGCTTCATCCCGATATGATCCCCGGCTTAAGTGCCTCATCAAGAATTTCCGCCATATCTTTCTGATACGCTTCATTCCCGTATTGATTGGCCGCCTCAACAATCCAATTTTTACGAGGAGCCGCTACCTTTTCCCCGTGCCTCTTTTTGTGCTGCTGTCGTCTGTCCGGCTTACGAAGCGCGTTCCTGTCCGCTCCCGGCGCCCTGTGCCCCCAATACACAAAAGCGGGGTAATAAGCTCCCCGCTCCCGAATGCTGTTGGTCATATAGTTGGCAATACCAACCGAAAACCCTGAATGGGACACCCGGTACTTAATCGAGCCCCTGAGTTTCCCCGTACTCATCCCCGGGAATTCATCCGCCTTCGAAACTCCTCTGGTACTGACGTTCTTCTTGGCCATCCCCTGGACTTTCTGTCCTATCTTTCGGAATGACCGTTTCAGCACCTTGGTGTCAAAATCGACAAAACGGAAGGGCTTCCGGAACCGAACCGAAAACTCAAGCGCAGATGCTTTATCCATGGAGTGCCTCACATTCAAGTGCGGTAAATCTCCCCACTCCATTCATGTCAGTGACGCGCCGGACGCGATACGTAATCCCATCGCAATCAAGCTCAATCATCCGTTTCAGACTTGGAGGGGTCGTCTGCAGTGACTTTGAGTACCGGATAATGAATCGATCTGTCACAGTTTCTTCAACATTCACCGAGTCCCAGTAATTCTGCCCGCCCACTATTTCGTGCTTCGCCCACGCTTCCAGCATCAATACTCGCTTTTCTGAAAGCGCCGAAGCCCCCGAAGAAGAGAACGCAACGTTATAAATCGCAACCCGCCTTCTCATTTCGCCTACCGTCGGAAGCCGCATATCGCCCCTCAAAAAGTTCTATACCCATCCAGCAAATGGTCATAAAACCGCCGGCCGGTAGCCACTGGGCTCTCAGACGCCCCCCGCTTCTCATACAGATCCGTTACGGTCAGAAGCACCCATGTTTTGACTGCCGCGGGGACGGTATCCACAGACTCACACAGCGCGTTGCTATCCGTCCTCTTCACGATCTCCCGCCCACATATCTGCTCACACTGCGCGGTAGCCGCGGCAATATATGCTGTGATAAGGGCGTCATCCTCGGTGTACTCAACACGCAGCTGCTTCTTCGCTGTCTCCAGATCTACGGCGCCAACAACATCACTCATTTTCCCCGCCCTTCTTCACTGCCTTCCGCGGTCTGCCCTCCGGTTTGAGAGCTTTTGCCGCCTGTGCCAGCCCGGCTTCAACCAAAACAACGGCATATGGGTCATAAATCTCTTCAACATCTCCAGCCTTGTGACGACCAATCATTGAAAGGCTGTCTTTCAGAAATTCAATTCGCATACAAAAAGCGGGAGAGTTTCCTCTCCCGCCCCAGTCAAACCAAACGGTTATGGCTTATCAGGCCTCAGGAACAGCGAGCGCGCCGCCGATAACCGCGTTGGAATGCTCGACCGCAAGCGCAAGACGACGTTCAGCGCGGATCGTATAGAGGTTCTTGATGAAGTCATCCTCATTCTGCGCGGCAATGTCGACCACCGTAGACATACGGTCATAGACCGTTGCGGCACGGGCGAAGTCGCCGGCAAGGAACTTGCCCTTAGCCATAGCGGCAGACTCAACTACGCGGACTCCCCAGATCGAAGACGACGCGAAGGAGTTAGCCGGAGACCCAAGCAGATACCCACCATCCGTCGCCTTCAGACCCTGAAGAACCGCCCAATCCATCGGATTAAGCACTACCGCGCTTGTGCGGAAGCCCGCGGCGTTAATAGTCGCGAAGCTCACGCGGAGCAGGTCAAGCATCGTCGAGCCGGCGCCGCCAATGTCGGCAAGATTAAAGCTCTGAGCGGTATAGTTCCCCGCCGCCATAATGCCGGACAGATTGGGAGAAGTCCCATCCCCTGTCAGCAGCTGATCCTCAGCCGCAAGGTTCACGCCGTAGATCATGCGCGCGTTGATGAAAGCCTGGAGGGCCGGAGCATCATCAGCAAGCTGACGGGTAATCTTGGTCCAATGCGCGATCACCTGAACAGGGGTCTGCTTCAGTTCGAACTCGAAAGAGGAGGAGGGCTTCATCGCCGCCTCCGCGACCGTAGCGGCTCCATTCGTGAAAGTCTTCTCACGCATGTACTCAATCGTCTGAGCCGCAGTCGGAATCCTCGGGAAGAGCCCCTCAATCGTAAGCTCACGAGTGTCAAGCGGGACAATACCCGGGACACGATACGGAACCAGTTTTGCCTGAGCCGAAGTGACGGGATTCTCTGCCGACTTATTCGAAACCTCAGCCGACGCGGAACGAGCGCCCGAAGTGCCCTTGAAGCGCTTATAGGAATCAGAGTTTACAAACTGCGCCCCAATCGATTTATCCACCAGATCGGCGGCACCCTCTGCCTTCTGGGCTTTCTGCTGGATATCCAGCAGCTGGCGGGAAAAAAGCACCTGCTTCTCTCCCAGCTCGTCAATCTTCTTCTGGACATCCGCCTGCGCGGCTTCGCCCTTCTTAACGGATTCCTGCATGCCCGCGATAGAGGCGTCAATCTTGGAAAGAGCCTCAAGAGCGGTATTGATTTCTTCTGTTGCCATATATCAGTTCCTCTGATAGTTAGAACCTTCCGGCGATAGTCTTAAGTTTCGCCAGTACCTGTTTTTCAGCTTCAGACTCAGAATCCCTCTGATCCCTTTCGCTGAGAATCAGCTCTTTGGCCTTCGAAATAAAGGCCTGAGCCTGAGCTTTGGACAGGCCTGCGTCCCGCAGGTTCTCTTCAAGCTCCCGAATAGAAATTGCTCCCTGAATGTCTTCACACTTCACCAGGCCAATACGCGCCCGGTCATCAGCGGGGAATGTGCAGACTGAAATTTCCCGCAGCCCGGAAACTGATTTGATGTTCCGTCCGCCGTCCTCGTTCCAGTCATAGTCCTGTTTGGAAAGCAGGATCCCAACGGAGAGCCCGTCAATCGTCCCCGCTCTCATCGCTTCATAGACATCCCGGGCCTTTTGAATCGAAAGGGTCAGCTTCCCTTCAACATAAAGTCCCTGGGCGTTCTCCTTCATCGCCGTATACCGACCAATCGGGAGATCCATCGTGTTGTGGTTCAGGAAGACCGGCGGCATTTTCTCTCCCAGGACCTTTTGATAGGCTCCGGGGAGAATGGTGTCACCATAGCTGTCAATGCCGTTGAACTTTGAGGCGTAACCGCGGAAAACTCCAGCGTCTCCTTC